ATGACAGTTCAGCTAACTGAAGCCGCTGCAATCGAAATTCAGCGTATTATCGAAGATCAAAAGAACGAGGATCTAAAATATGTCCGCGTTGGTGTAGTCGGTGGTGGATGTAGTGGTTTCCAGTATGCCTTTGACTTTACTGATAAATACGATGATAAAGCAGATGTGTTTCGGGAACAGCATGGTGTTGGTGTTGTTGTAGATAAGAAAAGTGATCTGTTTCTGGATGGAACAACTGTTGACTTCTACTCAGGACTTGATAAGCGAGGCTTTCAGTTCGATAACCCAAATGCCGCCAAATCTTGTGGTTGTGGTAGCAGTTTTTCTGCGTAACACAGGACTCCAATTAAGGAACTGTAGTAAATGCCGATAGATTCAGATGAAATTGAGAGATTAAATCATGTGTTTTCACAGTATACAGGACATTTTTCAAGTGGAATTTTTTCAGGGGACAACAAATTGATACCAAAAGATCAAATTAGTAGGACACAGCAGTTGTTAAAAGGTGGGGATATGTATGACATTAAAAGTGTTAACTATAGTGTTGGAGACAATAGTGTTGATACACAATACTATCCTACAGTAGAAACATCTGTTTATAAAATGTTGAAAGTTAAACGGTTGTCAGAACACGCGGTTATTCCTACTAAGGCATACGGCGATGCTGGTTGGGATTTGTATTATAGTGGTGAAGGTATGACTATCATAACTGGAAGTAGGTCTACATTAGAAACTGGTCTGGCAATTGAAATCCCGTATGGTTATGTAGGTCTTATTTGGCCACGCTCTGGACTTGCTGTAAAAAAGGGTATAGATGTATTTGCTGGTGTAATTGATTCATCATATCGTGGAGAAGTAAAGGTTTGTTTATACAACACTGGAAGAGAATATTATGAAATAAATAGAGGTGATAGAATTGCCCAAATACTATTCCAGCGGGTTCCAGAGTTTGAATTAATCGAAGTTGACAAGTTAGACAACACGGAAAGAAATGAGGGGGGTTTTGGTAGCACAGGCAAATAAACTTGGAGATTCAATGAAACGACGGTCTAAGAAGACTAGCTCTAGTAACATTTCTCAGAAAATCACTCCTTTAACAGCAAAAACAGACAATCAGGTAGACTATATAACATCTATTATAGAGAATGACGTAATATTTTGTACTGGACCAAGTGGTTCGGGAAAAAGTTTCATTTCGGCTGGAATTGCTTCTCAGCACCTATATCACAATGAAATAGATAAGGTGGTGATTACTCGCCCCTTAGTGTGTGCAGGTAAGGATATAGGTTCTTTACCAGGTGAATTACTAGATAAGATTGCTCCTTACTTGATGCCTATGCAGGAGCATTTCAGATTCTTCTTAGGTCAAGCTTATTATGGTCATTTCTTTAATGATAGTAAGATAACTTATCAACCGTTAGAAGTTATGCGTGGCTCTACTTTTGATAACTCTTATATGATATTAGATGAGGCACAAAACTGTACCTTTGATCAAATTAAAATGTTTATTACCCGAATGGGGAAAAATTCTAAAGTTTTAATTAACGGTGATGTAGATCAAACAGATATAAGAAATAGAAGCGGATTATCTATTATTATAAATAAGTTAAAGAATATCAAAGGGGTTGGTGTTGTCACTTTGGATTATAATGATATCCAGAGAAATGGTATTTTAGGTAGAATTTTGGCAGCACTGGAGAATGACAATGATCAATTATGATTATGTTTGTAATAACTGTGGTTACGAAGTTTTAGATGTAGAACAATCTATAAAGGATAAGGCATTAAGACATTGTCCAGATTGTAACAAAGACGGTTTACAGAGAGTTATTTACGGTGGCTCAGCATCTTTTATTAAAAAAGAACCCACAACTGTCGGCCAAATGGTAGAGAAATGCACCAAAGAGAGAAAGAATAAAATGGGTTCTGACTGTGATAAAAAAGAAACAAAGACTGTTGGCAACCCTCACTTAACTGCAAACAACTCTGAAATAAAGAAGATGAATAAAAAGAAATTAGAAAGATATATAATGGAGGGTAAGAAGTGAAGTTTATATGTAAAGATGATGTTATTTCTGACAATAAAAAAGAAACTTGGTTTAATATTAACGGTAAAGAAATCTCTGGAGATAATGAGAAGTTCTTTTCTAAGACGATAGAGCAAGAAGGACGGTTGTACTATTACGTTAGAACTCATGATAATAATCTATATGATCCAACTGGTATGTATAGTAAAAGGGGTTCTATCCCTTTGGTTATGACTAAGGTTTCAAAGGGAACTTTTGATTTCTATATGTTATATCTAACAACTAAGAATAGTTTGTATTTTACAAGAGCAGAAAGAGGGTTTTTAAATGACTAAAAAAGGACCGCTGAGTAAGGTTGAAAAATTTTACATACAAGAACGTTATAAAGAAGAAGGTATAGATACTTTAGCAAAAGAATTAGATAGACCGAAGGCTTCTATTAAGAGACATATTACAAAATGCAAAGACGGTGAAAATGAAAAAATTGAAAACCAATTTACTGTTGGTGCTCAATTTGCTACTTCTAATGGTGCTGTCATTATGACACAAAACGCTTCTGAAATGAGTGATGCCGTTAGGGGAACTACTAGAAATATTACAAGTCGTGAAGCCAAATGTGTAACAACAACGAATAAAAAAAATGAATAAAAATGAATAAATCGGGCTTCTATGAGCCTACTTACCCAATCATAGAAAAACCCGTAATATAGGCATAGCAGAGATTGGTAGCTTAACTACTTCCCCACTGAATTGTGGTACACACGTAGACGTTGTTATAATTGCTATTTAGGACTGGTTCGACTCCCAAATGCTCCACTTTTTCTCGCTTATTCTGTTATTTTATAAAATATAGTGAACGATTAGGAATGAAAGAGGCTATTAATGGCAGAATCAAAGGATAGAATAGAATGCGGTTGTGGTTGCGGTAAGACACATAACGAGAAAGATAAATTTGGCCGTAAGAGGAAGTTTATCCGTGGTCATAATGGCCGTAAATACCCACATGGCGATAAAAACGCCAAACACAAGGCTTGGGTTAAGAAGAATTCAAAGCAGAGAAAACTTAATAGGAGAGCTAGGTATCGCCAAAGAAAGGTCTATTTAATGTCTTTATTCGGCTGCAAATGTGAATATTGTGGTTATGAATACAATGGTGATAATTCAGCCGCTTTTGATTTTCATCACAGAGACCCTAAAACTAAAAAGATAAGTGTATGTACCGCTCTTGAGAGTTCTCTAAAAGACTTAGTGGAGGAATGCAAGAAATGCGATTTGATATGCTCCAATTGTCATAGAATTCTACACGCGAGAGAATAAAATGAATAAAAATGAATGGTTAAAATCGTATAGAAAGAATAAGACAGCCATTTGGATAAATGTCAGATTAACAAATGGTGAGGAATTCTACTTCGATGAATTTGACGGGTGGAGATCTACTAAAATAAAATGTGATAACGAAAATATATTTATAGAAGAGTTGTCATTGCAATTTAGATCACACGAGGTTAAAATAGATGTAGAAGGGGCAGAAGCATTTTATCTGATAAGGTCTGTTATGGGGCAAATGGGCGGCAAAAGTAAAAATTATTATACGACGGGAGTTCTAAAAGATGGTGTTGTTCATAAAAAGATGTGGATTGTACCAGAGTTAATAGTTGAAAAAGAGTTTGATGATAATATAGAGGAATGCTTTGAGGAAGCACTGATTTATGACCAGAGAAAGAACCGATAAAAGTAAGTATAAACATCATACCACTGGTGAGTATTGTACTTGTGCTGCTTATATTGCCGAGAGAATGTGTTTGAATCACGCACAGTATAAAAATATTGGTTCTTTACCTTATAAGTTTTGGAATACCAAGAGTTGGAATTGGTCTTTCAAAAAACAAATAACATTAGCTAATAGATTGATTAATCAATACGGTGAAACTCCTGTTATCAAAGCAGTTTTATCAAAAGAATTTGAAAGGATATTCTCTCTCAATAACAAAAAGGGGATATCTATTATAAAGGGTTATTTTAATCAAAGGGATTTAAAGGTTGATATTCCACCTCCAGAGATTATAGAAAACCCCACATTTAGAAGTACATCATTTAAAAAGAAAAGTGCCCTAAGTAGAATTAGAGAAATAGAATTAAATGGCAAAAAAGAAGAAAGTAACTAAGTTTGATGAACAAATATTCAATGATATCTGTACCGAATATGGAGACATTATCAAAAGAGGAAGTGAAATTCTAGATGATATGGAAGATTATAAAGTACTAAGTGTTTCTCCTGCAATTGACATAGCATTAGGAGGGGGTTTAAAGGAAGGCACCTGTGTTATTATTACGGGCGATCCTAAGACGGGTAAGAGTACTACAGCACTTCATTTTGCAGCAAAGGCACAAAAAGCTGGTAAACATGTTGTATATTACGATGTAGAGGCAAGGCTTGAAAAGAAGAATTTTAAAGTAAAAGATATTGATACACACGCCTTGAAGGTTTTTGGTCCTACGTCTAGCAACCCTTTGATTACAGCAGAACAATATTTAAATGCAGCTGAAAAAATTATAGCTGATATGAAAGACTTAGTATTAATAGTTGATTCCACCTCCTGTATGGTTCCAGCGGCGGAACTACTGGAAGAATTAAAAACGTCTGTTAGGTCAGGTATGCCAAGGCTGTTTTCAATGTTTTTAAAAAGAATATCAGGAAACATTAGAGCAAACAAAGCTATTGTTATTTTTATAACTCATAATATAACAAATACTAGTGGTATGGGGTATGGACCAAAGAAAAACTCTGATGGTGGTGTTATGTTACAATATCAAGCTAGTACAAACATGATAATTACACATAACACAAAATGGGAATCTAATGGTTCTAATGTTGGACAGGGTGTTCAATGGACTATAAAAGCATCTGCCGCTGGCGGATTTCCAAAATCAAAAGCAGAGAGTTGGTTACGATATGGTGAAGGTCTTGATGAAGGTAGAGAGATAGCTTTTCTTGCTGTTGATCTAACACTAATTAAGAAAAGTGGAACATGGTATACTATTCAATACGCTATTGATAATCTTGATCACAAGGCTATTAAAAATACATTAACAAATAATAACATTGACCCTAAAGATAAAGATAAGGTTAGTGCATTCTTTAGGGCACAGGGTATGGATAACCTATCTGATATTATTAATAATAACCCAGAGTTATCGGAATTTTTATATGACAAAATTAAAGAAATAACTAATACATGAAGGTGTATGGATTAAACGGTAGAGAATATAAAATTAGTTTAAATAAATATTTAGTCTGTGGTGACACTGGTAAATCAAAATATCACATATTAGCTAGAGGTCTTATAAATGAAATATTTAACGGATTTATGGTTTTAGAAGAGGTTAAACTACCAGGTATAAAGGCCCCAGGGGTAAAATCATCTCTTTTTTTGGACTTTTTTATCCCAAATATGAAAATAGGGGTTGAAATTCACGGCGAACAGCACTATAACTATATACCCTTCTTCCATAAAACCGTGTCTGGCTTTTACGACTCAAAAAAAAGGGATGCACTTAAAATTGAATGGTGCGAATTAAACTCTATAGAACTAATAGAACTAAAATATTCAGATAGCATTTCAGTGTGGAAGAAACAACTTGAGCGAACATAGTTATACAGAGCAGCAATTAATAGATTTCTTAGATAGAATAGATGAATATCTTCAAAATAAAAATCTAGGAGAGAAAACATACTCTGATGAATATAGATTACCAGAAGAATTAGAACTTGACGGAGTTAGACAATTAACACAGGATGATTGTTTTAATTATGCATTCTTGCTTTCTAATTATGCCGACTATGTAACATCAGAGCGGGCAAAGCAAGAGACGGTGGTATTATACTGTGATAATTCCTTAAATAAAATAGTTGCAAGAGAATATACTAATGTTAATATTTATGGCAGTCAAGATTTAAAGGTAGAAATTATATGCAGAGAAAATGATGTAGCACAACAATTGCTACGATTTAAAGCTGTTGCACAGTCAAGAGTTTTGTTTTTAAAAAATAAAGAATATAACATTAGAAAAAAAATAGATTGTTTAATAGAGAAAGGTAAAAGAAAATGTTAGATGATTTTGTAAATTCACTATCTGCTGAACAAAAGGAAGCGTTAGCTAAATTACTCGTAGAAACATCTACTGAAGATGATTCGAAATCAGAAGCAACTGCTGTTATTGATGTTCAAGAAATTAAGAAAAATGATTTTAGTGTAGGTGAAAATTTTAAAGTTACTAGAACAATGAAAGAAAGAGGGGATAGAAAAGTGAGAGGCAAGAAGAACCGATGGGTAGATACAGGTTCAAACCACGGTGACGATAGAGACCTTGAAACGCCAGATTACAAACCAACTCCAAGAAATAGGCAAAAGCCTAATAAAATGGAGGTAGAGTGTCACATTTGCGGTAAAACGTTTCATGCTGACCCTAAATTTGTGTATGGTGAATATCATAGATGCCACAAATGTACTGGTAGATAATAGATAGAAAAAAAATGTCTAACGAGTTATCGGACGTTGGAGCCGAGAGAGCGGTATTAGCGGGACTGTTCTCACACGGTATCGATTCGTATATTGAAGTATGTGATTTGCTTAGTTGTGATAGCTTTGTACATAAAAATAATCAGGTAGTATATAAGTGTATTGAGAAGGTTTTTCAGAGTGAAGCTAAGCTTGATCTTCCGACAATACTATCCTCTGCTGAACAATTAAATTTATCTGAAATTGTTAATTCTACCCAAGAGTTAGAGTATATCAACTCTTTAATGGAATTTCCAATTAATAAGAATAATGTCCCTTACTTTGCCTCACAGGTTAAAAAGTTTGAGTTCGCAAGAAAGATCAAGAAGTTAACCAAGGGTATCTATACAGATATCGATAAGATTAACGGTGATGAAAGTATTGATCAAATTATCCAAATACTTGAAGATCCCATTACGGATTTTCTTAGAGAGGATGATAATGACAATAAGTCTGAAACACTCGGAGAAGGCTCAGACGAATATTTTGATTTTCTTGTTAACAACCGATGCGATCAAATAGGTATTGCTACCGGTTATCCTAGATTTGACGCTGCTATTGGCGGTGGTCTTAGAAGAAAGTGTGTTGATCTTGTTTCCGCCAGACCTAAGTGTGGGAAAAGCCTTTTTGCTGACAATGTAGCAATTAAGGTTGCTAATGACGGTATCCCTGTATTAATGCTTGATACGGAAATGTCTAAAGAAGATCACATGAACAGGATTATTGCTAACCTAAGTGATATTCCAATCAATGATATTTCTACTGGTAAGTTTGCAGAAAGTGATTATAAAAAATCGTTAGTGGCTAATGCTATAGAAAAAATAAAAAGTCTTCCTTATTCATATTCAAGTGTTGCTGGAGCACCATTTGAACAAATCTTAAATATTATTAAAAGGTGGGTCATTCAAACTGTTGGTAAAGATGAGAATGGTGCAACTAATAAATGTTTAGTTGTTTATGATTATCTTAAACTAATGTCTTCTGGGTCTATTTCTCATCACATACAGGAATACCAAGCTTTGGGATTTCAAATTACAGAGCTTCACAACCTTGCTGTAAAATATGATTTCCCATGCCTGTCGTTCGTTCAGTTAAATAGGGACGGCATTACAAAAGAGTCAACTGATGCAGTTAGTGGATCTGATAGACTCGTTTGGTTATGCACCTCTTTTTCTATATTTAAACTAAAGTCTGCTGAAGAGATTGCTGAAGACGGCCCCAGGGCTGGTAATAGAAAACTTGTTCCTATTACTGCAAGACATGGTCCTGGTATGGATGATGGTAATTATATCAATATGAACATGCAGGGTGAATATTCAAGGTTAAAAGAATTAAGAACTAGAGATGAATTTAGATTAAGTCATACAGTAGAAGGGGCAATTGACGGTGCGGAATTACCTGTAGAGGAATAGTTATGAAAAAAGAAACGGGTGAGTTTGAAACACACTATATTGTTAATGATGAAGGTGTACCATATGTTACATGGTCTATATCACCAGAAAAATCTGGCTGGAAATGTGAATTATTTGGTAGCACTAATTGTAACTTTGCTTGGTATCCAGACAAGGGGTGTGTTCCCAATTGGTTTGTAAGATTTTTTATGAGAATATGTTTTGATTGTAAGTGGACAAAGGAAAGTTGATGAGTATATGGTTAATTATTATTGCAACAATATGTTATTTAATAACCGCTGTTGACAACTTCTTTCATGATGATTATCCTCATACATTAATGTGGTTTAGTTATGCATTGGCAAATTCTGGGCTTATATGGTATGAATACAGTAAAAACTAAGAAACATTTTGATCTTAATAAAATTAAGAATATTGTTTTTAAAGATATAGATTTATTACTAAAACGTTTAGATTTAGAATATGAAACAGAGAATGATAATGTCTTTATGTGTTGCCCAATTCATACTGGCAGCGATAACCCTAAGGGTGTGTCAATTTCTAAGAATAACAGGTATTGGAAGTGTTGGACTAGGGGTTGTGAGATTGATTATGGTTCTGATATTTTTGGGTTTGTAAGAGGTGTGTTATCAAAATACAATGACGAAGCAAGCTTTGTTGACGCTCTAAACCTTGTTAAAAGGGTTTATGGAATAGATTCTAATAGTGGCAAATTTAAAGTTACTATTAATAACAATAGTAACAATAATGAACTGTCTAGTATAGTAAAGATATTTAATAAGTCAGAAACAGAAGATAATAGCAATATAGAAGTTAATAGCGTTAGAACAATTGGAAGATCAAAATACTTTGAACAACGTGGATTTTCACCAGACACTTTAAAACTTTTTGGTATTGAAGATTGTGAAGATAAGAGTTTTGCTATGTATCACAGATCTGTCATTCCGGTACATTCATTTGATGGTAATTTAAAGGGATTAATAGGTAGATCTAATAAACAGTATTTATTACCAAAATATATCTATACAAAAGGATTGAGAAAATCGTATTATTTATATAACCACCATAGAGCAATTGACACTGCCCTACAAAAACATTGTTTTTTCATTACAGAGGGGCAAGGTGATGTTTGGAGACTGTACGAATCTGGTGTTGTAAACGCAATTGGGCTTTTAGGTAGAGATCTCTCAATTCACCAAAGAGATAAATTGATCAGAAGTGGTGTAACCACACTGGTTGTTCTAACAGATAACGACCAGTCTGGGAAAGAATCAAAATTGAAAATATATAGAGATTTAAACAGAATGTTTAGAATTATCTTCCCCAAGATGACTAAGAAGGATATAGGGGAGATGAGTGTTGAAAAAGTTGTAAATGATATTCTTCCACAGGTAAAAGGATTATATTGATGGGTAAAGTTATTGGTTTTGCCGGGAACAAACAGGCTGGAAAAAATACAGCAGCTAATGTTCTACACGGAATTGTACTAAAAAAGAGAGGCATGGTTAAAGATTACACCCTTGGTAATAACGGTGAATTGTTGATTAAGGTTATTGGTGGTAAAGACGAGTGGAGTGTCTTTGATGTAACCAGAAAAGACGATGATTTTATTGAATATGCTGAATCACAAACGTGGCCTTATATTAAAATATACAGTTTCGCTGATTCTCTTAAGTGTATTGGTAAGGAACTGTTTAACATTCCTTATAAGTGCCTATACGGTACTGATGAACAGAAGAATCAAACAATTGATCACTTGCTGTGGGAGAATATGCCAAGGGTTATCAGCCGTAGATATGTAATGGAGTATGATCTACAATTAGAACAGTTCTCTGGATTGGGTTTAATTTATCATAAACCAGGTCCTATGACCGCCCGTGAGTTTATGCAGTTTTTCGGAACCGAGGTTATGCGTAAAATGTGGGAACCCGTTTGGGTTAACAATACTATAAAGAGGATTCAAGAAGAAGATTCCGAATTGGCAATAGTTGCAGACGTTAGGTTTCCAAATGAAGTTACTAGCCTACAGGATATTGGCGGAAAAGTCTATTGGCTTAATAGAAAGATGTACAATGATACTCATGGTAGTGAAAATGTGTTAAACCCAGAAAATTATGATCATAGTAATTTTGATGGTGTAATTGAAAATAAAGGTGAATGGCACACGATTGAAAGCTTAAAAGAGAAAATAGAATTACTTTATGAAGGAAAACTATGATAGTAACATACTTAAGGTCGTCGTCATATAACAACTGGCGTTTTTGTGAAATGCAATACTTTATAACTTATGTACTTGGTTATAGAGCGGACTCAGGAAAAGCGGCAGAGGCTGGTACAACTATTCATAAGGTCATGGAAATCTTAGCGTTTCTTAAACAGTTTCAACAGAATAATCCTAAAAGAAAATTTCTTGAAATTGATGACGATGTAGCTGGTAAAATTAAGGTTAAAGTTTCAGAATTTGAGAGTGAAGAATTTATTGAGAGTTTAATAGATAAGTGTTATATAGAATACACCTCTCAATCAAAACATCATTGGACAAAAGCTGATCGTAAGAAAGCGTCTCGATGGACTTGGTTGGGTTTAGATTATAATAAGAGACAGTTTGATCCACGTATTAGAAACATTGTTGAACCAGAACCACATTTTGATATCATGATAGATGAACCGTGGGCTAAATTTGAATATGACGCTGACGGTGAAACAATTTCGGGAAATCTAGCAATAAAGGGAACGATTGACCTTGTAACCAAGGCTTCAGATAATACGATAGAGGTGATCGATTACAAAACTGGGCAGCGTAAAAATTGGAACGACAATCCCCCAACTGTAAAAACCTATGAAGATTACAAGACCGATGCACAGTTATTACTTTATTACTATGCTATTTCTCATTTGTTTCCAGAATATGAACATACGATTATGACGGTTTTCTGGGTTAGAGACGGTGGACCGTTTAGTATGTGTTATGATAAATCTGATAGAGATATGTTTCTTGGTATGTTAAAAGATCGGTTTGAAGAGATTAAGAATAATTCAAATCCTAAACCCCTATCAGTAGACCGTAGGGGGTTTAAATGTGAGAAACTCTGTCACTTCTGTAAGAATAAGTGGGAGGGTTCAGACAAGAATATGTGTCAATATATTGGTGATCATCTTGATAAGCACGGTATGGACAAGACTATTGTAGAACTTTCTAAGCCCGGCCACTCAGTTGGTTATTACCAAGCACCCGGTTAAGAACACTTATGAAAACCCGTTACTATTAACCGATTTTTATAAAATGCAGAAATTAGACAAAGGATTAACTAATGTGGTTTCCACTTCTTAATTATACTCACTATTCATTACAACGTGGTTATTCAAAACCAAAAGAGATGGTTAAAAAATGTGTTGATAACGGGTATAAAGCCTGTGGGATTTGTGATTACAAAACCCTATCTGGAACAGTTGCATTTTATCAGGCTTGTGTAGAAGCGGGTATTAAGCCAATTATTGGCGTTTCGTTTGGTAATTATTTTCTTTTTGCTAAGAATAAAAAAGGTTGGTTTGATCTGATTAAAATTGTGTCCACGGTTAATAATAATGGTAATGAGGATAGAATTACCGTCAAGTCTATCATGAGTGATGGTAATCTTATCCACCTTAGTGAAGAAACAGAAACCTTGGATTATGTTCCAGCACCAAGTTATTACACAAACCGTGAAGATGCTAAATTGCACAGGATAATGTTAGCATCCAGGATGAAGACAACAGTTCCAAAGATTCAAAAGTTATTACAAAAAAATGAAAGATTTGAAAATGAAGATTTCTTTCGTTGTGATGACTTCTTTCTTCGTGGTGTTGATGAGTCAGAAGAATTAACAGAAGATTATCGGCGTAATATAGAAGCTAACCTGGATAGTATATACAAAGTTTGTGAAGAGTATAATATTCTTAGTAAGCCTATGCTTCCAACATTTCCTACACCCAATAGACAGTCTGAAAAAGAATATCTAAAAGAACTATGCAGGGATGGTTGGCGTAATATCTTACATAAACAGGGTAAGGTAACAGATCAAGATGATAAAGATAAATATCATAAAAGGTTTATGTACGAGTTTGATATTATTGAGAATGCGAATCTTTTTGGTTACTTCTTGATTGTTCAGGATATTATTCGTTATGTTGAAAGTCAGGGGTGGATGGCAGGACCAGGGAGAGGTTCAGCTGCGGGATGTTTAATATCTTACATGTTAGGTATTACGAAAATTGACCCTATCCAGTATGACTTGTTATTTAGTAGGTTTTATAATGCTGGTAGAAATACGGAAGAACATATTTCACTTCCAGATATTGATATGGATGTTCCAAGTGATAAGCGTGACGAAGTTATTGAGTATATAAATAAAAGATACGGGCACGACAGGGTTAGCCAGATGATTACATTTGGAAGGCTACAAGGAAGAAGTGCTCTTAAAGAGGTATTAAGAATAAACGATGTTTGTGGTTACGTGTTAATGAATGAAATCACAAGTAAGTTTCCACATGAGGCAGATATTTCAGATCAACTTCAAGAAATGGATGAAGAAGAACGTTCTGTTATTATGTGGACATTAATTAATGATCCTGAAGGATTACGTGATTATTGTTATCTCACAAAGGAAGGTAAATTAGAAGGTGATTATGCAGAATATTTTCAACAGGCAATTGATTTAGAGGGTACATTTAAAACACAGGGTAAACATGCCGCTGGTGTTGTTATATCAAAAGAACCTTTAAATAAAGTGTGTCCTATGATTAACCAAAAGAGTAGTGACGAGAAGATAGCGGGACTCGAAATGTCCGACTTGGAAAATCTTGGGCATGTCAAACTCGATGTATTAGGGTTGTCGCTATTAGATAAACTTATGAAAATAAAGGAGCTGATCGCATAA